CTGAGGTAGAAGGTAACTCCCGGGGTATATTAATATGGCAATTACTTTAAATTCAGGAAAAATTACTTTATTGGTAGATGAAATTAATGTTAGAGATAGTAGTTCATGGAAAGTTGTAGAGGCTCAAAACTTTAGACCTGACAAACCAGAGTTTATGTTAAAGAGATTTAAGAAAGATTTCCCTAAGCAAGCGTCTGCTGTTAATGATTTTGATATGCTTACTAAATTAGCATCTAGATCAAAAGCAGTTTCTGAATGGTATGCTAGAGTATCTGCTGAGTATGTTCTTGAAATAAATGTTCCAAAGTATCTTAAAGATATAGTGGAACCAAAAGAATTTGAAGAGGCAAATACGAAGATTAAAGAACTTAACAAATTAGCAGCTGAAAGAGCTTTAGATGAACAGAGAGTTGTGAAAAACTATCAACAGGAGATGAAGAAAATAGAAGAAGATTATACTAAGAAGAGTGCAGTTAATTTACAAAATAAATTAGTTAGAATTCTTACTTTAAACTCAACGTCACTTCCTATTACTTTACAACTAATGATTGAAAATTTCACACCTTCTACTACGTCAGGTTCTCCTGATAAGAAAACTTACGCTAGAGAAGTACTAACTCAGTTTAAAATATCATTGTTAAAGTATTTTGCAGATAAAGCGAATAAGGATGCTGACCTTGAGGATTTCTTAACTGAAATTTCTCAAAAGTAGAACCCCTTAGTAAGTCTAAGATTAAAAAGTTTCGCAAGTACTATGTAAAGAAGATTGAGTGGAATTCTAAATTTAAGTGGTACCCGTATATTAACGCATTTAAGAGGACTAAAACGGATAAGGAATCTAGTAAACATAAAATGAATATTAGGTTAGAGGGAAAAATTCAAGTACAAGAATTTTTAAAAGCTACTAATAACTTGATATCAAATAAAGTTCCATTCTTAAAAGGATTACAGAGAAAGCACAAATCTTTTGTAATTTATAGATTATGGAAATCTAACTGTATGATTACTAAACAATTTAAAAGGGTTAGTTTCTCTTCATGGAAAGAATTTTATGGCGATCCAAATGTAATTGGGTTTACTCCTGATTATATTGGTTTTAGGAAGTCTAAACCTCTTAGACTACCTAGAGAAACATGGAATTCTGTTAATAGGGTATCATTTTCGAACTTAGATTATTCTATGATCTCAAAAAGTTGTATTGAAGAACGTCAAGTTTGGACAGGTTCACCTGATTCTAATTCACTACATTTAAGAAGATTCTTTAAAAAGAATAAGACAAGACGTAGTTTTGACGGTTTATTGAATATAATTGAGAAGAGTAATTGGTTTTCTGTACCTAGTTGTACTTTTGAGGATCCTCGTGAGATGCAATATGTGACTAATTTTAATCCAAAAGCTTATCCTGGACACATAACATCAAGATTATTATCTGCTCGAAATAAAGGGACTACTGTAAATGCCTCATTAATATTAGCTTTTAAACTATACAAAATGTGTAGAGCAGTGCCAATGACTAATGAGACATTATGGGACATCTTTGCGAGAGAGAAAGATATTAAAATTAATGGTGTAGATTCTGAAGTGACTACAAGGGTTGTAGTTACAACTGAAGAATATGTTGCCCATTTTACCTCTTGGATTGTAAATAAATTACTAGCAGCTTTTTCAACTTATACAGACTCTAGGTTTCATATTAAAGGTGAATATGATGGTGTTAAAGCATATAATTTATGGAAGAAAGTGCATAACTATGATTTTGTAATTGATGCTGATTGGTCTATGTTTGATTCTACAATAGATACTGTTTATTTAGAGTTAGCATGTATGATACTTTTTGCGCCGTCTATTCATTCGAAAGAAGATATGAGAATGATGTATTTTGTTATGAATTCTATTATTTATAAAAACATCATTGTTCCTCCTGGTGTTGTTGTTAAAGTAAATAGAGGTAATCCTTCAGGTCATCCTTGTGTAACTGTTATTAATTGTTTAGTTAATATGATTAGATGGGCGGTTATAGGTTATGAAATATATGGTGATGATTATGCTAATAACATGGATATTGAGGTGTATGGTGATGATGCAGTTGTTATGTTTAAGTCACATCCAAATTTAATGGACATCGATGATATATGTTATAATGAAGGTTATGAATCTGAACCTTTAGTTCAAAACTTATTTCCTGCTGATAGATTTGGTGTTGATATTGATGATTCTCCAGATTTCCTTAAGAGGAGGATATCACCTAAGGGTGTATCTTGGAACAAATCAAAGATAGTAAACAAAATATTATATCCATCTAAAGAGAGAGATGTTGATGAACAAATTAATTTAATGTTAGACTTTATTACAACTGGTCCATGTGATGAGGGTTTTAATAATTGGTTGAAAGAAGTTATTTCGGATATGATTAAAGTTAATACCGTTTCAAGTGTTACTATTGAGAGATTTAATAATATATTTAATAATATAGAAAAATATATTAATAAATTTTCTTTTCAAACTGAAAGAGTGGATGAAGGATTTTTATATGAGAAGAACTTAACACAGAATGGTTTTTCTGAATATAAGGGAGGTTATTCTGAAGTATTTGAAAGTATAGATCCAAGATTATTACAGTCTATATTAATTCATGTTTTTCCTATGACACTTGCAAATAGGTATATCCGTAAGGATTCTTACATAAATTCTCTTTTTGATATTAGAGAAGATATGTATTATAATTTTATCTATCCGAAAGAATGGTTAAGCAATCATTTAACAAAGGGCTTTAATTCTTTTATCTCGAAAGAGAATCTTTAACAATTATTTTATTAATTGTTTTATTAATTATATCCCAGCGTTTAGTGACATTTGTC